CCATACACAATTGCTTTGCCTGTATGGTTGTATTCACCTGTAATTATCTCATTGATCTTTGCAGCCATGTGTTGTGTAATGGATCTACCTGTAAGTGTAACACTTTGACCAATCCTATTGTCGAAAAACCTACAACCAGGATTAAGAATAGCACCATACAAACTGTTAAGCAAAATCTTTTTAACCAACTGACGTTTTGCCCAGTATTCTTCTTCAATGGAGTTTCCTGCATTTTGACTTTCTTTCTGCTTTGCCTGCATTTCTTTACGTTCTTTATACCAACGTGCAAGTAGTCCTGGAATAATACCTTCCTTCTCATATGTAAAGATTGTGCCATTAGCACTCAGCATCCAAGGTTGATTACTTTCATAAATTAGATCATAAACTTGTGCGGCACTTAGTTTATCTTTATCGCCATTTTCCCAATCAATAGTAATCTCTCTACTAATCTCCTTGTCCATCACAGAGCTATATTCAACACTGCCAAACATGCCTTCCCATGCACTTGCAAAGGATTTGCCCTTGGCCATTTGTCCATCGATATGTGCCTTGGTTCCGTCCTGACGTAATTGTCCAACAACTGTTTCAGGACCCATATTCAATGCCCGAATAACACTTGGATACAGTGAATTCAAGTCAACACTGCCAATCCATTCATGTATGCCCTTCTTGGGATAAGCAACATACGCACCTGCAGCAGGCTCACTGCCTGGCTCACGCTTCACTCTGTTAGGAACAATCATTCCACGCCTGTGTGCTTCGTTGATAATTCCCTGTTCAGTAACAGCAACAGCACCCATTGTTGTTGAAATCAATACTGTGTTTTCATGTGCAATAGTATTTGCTAGATCAATGAATTTAAGTTTGTTATCTAGTTTATCAAGTAGTGCAGTATCCTGTCTGTTATATTCAATGAATGTTCTAAAGTCGTTGTTGTAAAGAGCATCAAGACTTCCTTCATAGACAGTTTTCCTTTCACCAACTTCCAGTTCGCCAATTGCATCCAGTCGATACGTATGGCGTTCCTCATAGTTGTATTTTCTATAAAGTTCTAAACTATCAACATGCACACGCCCGATTAGATCATATGTAGTTGATTCCTTACCAAACTTTTCATATGTTCTTTTCTTAGGATACTGATCCCACAAGCATAGTCTACGTGTATCTTCCTTGCTTAGAACCTTGATGATTCGATTGACTGTATAGGGCATATCATATCCCTCACTGTTCCAACCACTTAATACATCTGCATCCTGTATCAAGTCGAGAAATGCATCAAGCATATCTGCTTCGTTATCATATAGAATAGTGTTTGGTATGCCTTCAATGGCTTTCTTGGCTTCTTCCATGTTTAGCGTCTTAGGAGGGATGGCTAAACAGATAAGTTCGTCCATCCACTGCAAATGAACTGCTATGGAAGTGATAGGCATGAATGCATCTTCTGGTGAAGCATATCCACGCTCGGGATCGAAATCAACCTCGATATCCCAGAATGCAATGTTTAGTTTCGGAGCATCTACATTTAAGTAATTATCTTCCAAGCATCTATAAATTGGATTGATATCGCTTTCGAATAATTTTTGGTTGCTGTGTATTGCAAGTTCCTTACGCAGTTCTTTAATATTCTTGCAAGAAACTCTTTGTAAAGGATCACCGTATATGGAAGTATGCTTACCTCTAGGATCCTTATAATAAAATATATGTCTGGGTTGATGTTCTGTGAAATATCTTTTGCCGTTTTTTCTTTCAACGACTCTGATTGTATCTTCATTGCGATCATAGAACGCATCTACGTAACTCATCTTTTCTCCTTTATGTCACTTAGGGCTGACAAATACCTAAAAAGTCCTTTTATGGCGGACAACACCTTCTTCATTAATACTTAGCCTGTAACAATGCCCAACACCTGTTTAGTGATTCCGTAAGCATAGATTATTGTTAGAACACCATTTAAAACAATCAAACTTCTTTCGTTCCAAAGAAATCCTACTATCGTCCATAGCGTGGAAGCAATAGCAAATCCGTATACTCCATACATCTCGTTAGGAAATTGAGAAAGTAAAGTTGCTGCCGAAAGAAGAACTGCTGTCGCTGTCCATGCTAACGGTTGATATGGTTTACTCTGTGGTATTGCTTTCATCCTCTTCCTTATCTTCTGCTGCTAAATTGTTTGGTGCCATCATTGGCAATCCGCCTCTATCAAACCATCTTTTATCGTCAGTAACATAACAATGGGATTTAAAATTATTCCCATCCATGCCCTTCATAATCAATTGTTTCTTGTGCAATTTGCCTTTATATGTTGTATAATCGGCTTGGACCAATCTCAATGGAATTGCGCCGCCGCCATAAATTCTATCGACCGGATCATCGTTCGGTCCTATATTATTTGAAACTATTATTTTACCATCATCCATTGCGTTTATCGATTGCTTCTTTGATATGCTTTAGATGATCAGGAACTTTCCAACCAAATACTGATGCTAGATTAACTCCGCTACTTTCGTATTGTTCTTCCTTTACACCTTTTTTCATACCAAACCCATAACCACCTTTGGTCTTTGTGTGTATCTTGGGGTCATAGTGTGATACATTTTTATAGTCCTGCATTGCTGTTTTCTTTCTCGGTTGTTTAGTTTTAGGTTTCTTTCTATGTGTCATACTCTAAATTCAAACCAAAGCCTATCTTCCACTGCTCGATATATTCTAAATTGGATAGGAGTTAGTCCGTTCTTATACTTTTTATTGTTTAGTTTCTTATACCAAGACTCAAGTTTAACTGGTCCTAATTTTTCCACAAACTTTTTAACCTTTTTATTCATACTGTATAATAACACGTTATTAGGTAGTTGTCAAGAGGGATTTTTAACTTCTTCTACTTTGCCTTTTTTGCTACAAATAGGGCAGGTAAATTCTCTATCTTCCATTTTGAGCTTTTCTTCCATAGTGGGCATGGTCCAATAAAAACTACATTCGTTACAAGTAATGTGCCAAATAGTTTCTTTCTGTGTCTTAAACATTACCACCAACCTGATGCTACACCGTAACCAAACACATTTACTATAGCAAAGTAACCTGTTAACAACATTACCCATGCTGCACCTCTACGTAAAGATGCATAACATTGTGTAATACTACCCACAAAGAATCCTGGATATACTATAAGCATGTTAGGATCTCTTGCTGTTAGAGCAAGTGTCATGCTTGCACCAACCGTGAATACGAAACTAACAAGTTCGAGTGCAAATGCAACTCTATCACTCTTATAACTGTTAATCCAAAATAGTTTAGTTTGCTGGATTAGTTTATTCGTCATCTGCACGTGGGCCACTAACATCATTTGGTAAGTTCTTGGTAATGCCCAAGATGCTTTCAATTTCAGTCCATTCTTCTTCGTGCTTGTTCCAATCGCCTTTGTGTGCGATCTTAATTGCTTTATTAATTACAGTAGGCTTAATCTGAAGTTCTTCTGCTACTGCTTTTACAGTATCTTTCAATCCTTCATTTAAATCTTCTACTTCACGCAATACATTAGAGCCTTCCTTAATTAGGCGTTCTAGTTTTGCTTTCTCTTCTGGTCCATAACTTCTCGACATGTTTTTCTCCTATTATTAATTGTTTACTGTTCGCTTACTTTATATCTAAAATTTCCGGAAACGCTTATGCGATAATCATCCGCTGAAAAGAACGGATAAACACAATGCGAAGTCGAAGCAGGAAATAGAACAAAACTATTTTCCATTTCTTTACTGATAGATATTGTTTCATAAGATACTCTGCCTAATGTATCTACGTAATGAAATTCAAAATCACCACTACAATTTTTATTTGATTGTTGTCCTGGTGATACTAATTCTTCTTGACTTTTTGTATAAGGAATTTGAATCCATATAACAAATGACATAACTCCTGCATGGTCATGTGCAGGATTGAATTCATATTTTTCCTGAAAATTAACCCAAAGATAATCTAATACCAAAGGAACATTATCAGTTAATGCATTTAATGTTTTAAAATAACCAGGAAAATCGTCTTCGTATTGTTGTATCAAAGGCGCAAATAATTGATAAACATGGTTTTTAGATTTCTGTAGTAAGAACTCTTTTTTAATATTTCCTGCAAGATCAGTATTAAATTTTTTTGTTCTTTCAAAATTTTCTTGAACTTCTTGAATTTCTTGTTTTAATGGTGCTAGATTGTCTTCTGAAAATTTTCCAGATAAGTAACCGAAATTTGGATAATGTATGGGTTTTGCATTTATCATAGTCTTATTATACTGTAAAAAATGTTATGTGTCAAGATAAATTTTCCAAGAATTTTTTTCAACAAGTCCGAGAATAAATTGTCGTTCCTTGACGTAATCGTGCTGCCCCTTGTTTCTAGTTTCATAAAATGTTCTAGTCTTTTTAAAGTCAAAACCAAAAATGCTTACGTTAGTATTGTTTATCTCACTTAGATAGTATAAAACTTGTAATCCTGTTGACGGAGTAGCATCCAATTCATTTGCTAGCCATTCCGTTTGAAGTATTGGTAACTTAATTTTTTTTGTATCAAACTTTGCTTTAAATATCTTTAATTCATGCTTTGCCAATGTTGGTGTGAATATTAGTGTATGGAATTTTGGAGTTTGGATATTGTATTTTTCAAAAGTGTTTACTTCACTGGATGCTAGATAGTCCCAACGGCTTCCTTGAGATTCTGTATCGACTATGTCAGCACGATTAAATCTTATAGTGGGAAGACTGTCAATAATTTTTCCATTAGTTTTTGAAAATATGCTTTCAGCATTTCCAATAACATTCAATGGCTGGTTTAAACTTTTTAACATGTAGATATTTAAGTCACAAAAAAAGCCGGCAGTTGAATACCGGCTTTAGTTTGAATTTTATTTTATTATTATTTGCCGCAGTCTGGACCACAGTTACAGTCTGAACCACACTCGCCCTTACAAGCACATTCTGGACCGCAGTTGCACTCCTTGCCTTCGTTTAAACCTTTTTCAACAACGTCATACATTTCAAAACGTCCGCCGTTTCTTTCGTATAATATTGCAGCAAAAATTTCTTGTTTGTTTGTTTCTTCAACTTTTGAAACTGCAACTCTGTTTGCCCAAGTCCAAAGTGTATCGTCAAGTGGGTCAATCGCCTGTTGTCCACCACTTTCTTTTACTGTCTTCATCATTTCTACGAATGACATTTTAGGTTCTACTGATTCCTTAACGGCTTTCTTTTTCTTCTTGCCGTAAGCACCTTCGTCCATATCTTTTTCTTTATCATCGGACGTCTTGCCTTTTTTCTTATCTAGCATTTTTTGGAATGCTGCTTTTTGTTTAGCAGACTGTGCTTCTACAATTTCGCCATCCATGTCTTTAAATGTCACAGATTCATTTTTAGATTCGTCTTTCTTCTTGTATTCTTCCATACAAGATTCGCACATTTCTTTTAGTTCTTTCTGATCGCAGTCTGGGTGTGCTTCGCACATTTCTTTAACTGACATACCTTTGCTACACATCATTAAGA